CAGGACAATCAGAAGAATTTACACTAAAAACTAACTTTGATAAAACAACTGTAACGCTTAAACTTTGGGCTGAAAATGGTGCTGCTTCTGCAGGAGCAGTTGGGCACATAAGTTTAAAATATTAATTTAGATAAATAGTGGATCGTTTCGATTACAAAGTAAAAAAACTAATTCAACAAAAGATAGAAGAAAGAAAAGAAGATCTTTTATCTAGGGCTTTAAAGTCGTTTGATGAATACCAATATCAATTAGGTAAGCTACACGCTTTAGAACAATTTTTATTGGACTACCAAGACTTACATAATGAGGTAATGAAAGATGAGTAAACTAATACTTCCTAAAGGTTTTCAAAAGAAAACCAAAACAAAAGAAGAAAAGAATAAAGAACCTGCTATGGAAAGAGTTCCTCAAGCGACAGGTTGGAGAATGGTAATTCTACCTTATAAAGGCGTAGAAAAAACAAAGGGTGGTTTATTACTTACTGATAAAGCCATCGAGGAACAACAGCTCACCACTAATGTGGGTTTAATATTAAGTATGGGTTCTGATGCTTATGCTGATAAGAATAAATTTCCTAATGGGCCTTGGTGTAAAAAAGGTGATTGGGTAGTATTTGCCAAATATGCTGGCTCTAGAGTCAAAATTGAAGGCGGAGAAATACGTATTCTTAATGATGATGAAATATTAGCAAAGTTGAAAGATCCAAAAGACGTACTAACTATCTATTAAGGAGATAAAAATGACTGAAGAAAAAATGGTAGACCTTGACACTACAGGCGAGGGTCAAGAGGTTGAACTTCAAGGCGAAGAATCTACTAAAGAAGAAAAAGTCGAAGAAGAAAAAGTAGAGACTTCATCTGAAGAGAAAAAAGAAGAATCATCTGAGGAAGATTCCAAAGACGATGGTTTAGACAAATACTCTAAAAATGTTCAAAGAAGAATTAAAAAACTTCTAGATAGAGTAGAAAAAACTGAACAACGTGAACAAGAAGCTCTTCGTTTTGCAGAAAACGCTAAGAAAAAATACGAAGATTATGAAAACAAAATAAAGTCTCTAGATGAAAATTATATTAGTGAATACGAAAGTAGAGTTAAATCTCAAATAGAACAAACTAAAAAATCTTATCAAGATGCTTTGTTGAACAATGATGTTAATGCTCAAGTTGAAGCTCAAAGAGCCTTAACTAGATTAGCCATTGAAGAAGAAAGAGCATTAGCTTCTAAGCAACAACGAGAAGCTTTACAAAAACAACAAGAAGGTTTAATGGCTGAAAAACAACAGGAGCAGCAACCTGTTCCTAAACAACCTGATGTAAAAGCAGAACAATGGGCGCAGGATAATAAATGGTTTGGTCAAGACGAAGCTATGACTTTTACTGCTCTTGCTCATCATAAAAATTTGTTAAAAGAAGGATATGATCCTAAAAGTGATGAATATTATGGTGAAATAAACTCTTATATGAGAAATCAATTTCCTCACAAGTTTGAACAAAAAAAAGAGGAAGTAAAAGAGGAAGTAAAAGAAAAAGCACCTGTAATGGTGGCTTCTGCTTCTCGTTCACAAAAAACAAGCGGTTCTAAAAAAGTAAAACTAACACCTAGTCAAGTAGCAATTGCAAAAAAACTAGGTCTTACTCTTGAACAATACGCAAAATATGTATAGATTGGAGACAATATGGTAAATAAAATGCTAAGATCTAGTGACACTAGGGAAAAAACAGCTCGTAAAAAAGGTTGGACTAGACCCTCTTCATTAGACGCACCCCCAGCACCTGAAGGTTTTAAACACAGATGGATAAGGGAATCAGTCAGAGGATATGATGATACGAAAAATATCATGGGAAAATTACGAGAAGGTTGGGAATTAGTCCGAGCTGACGAGTATCCTGATTGGCAACTTCCTACTATTGATGATGGAAAACACGCTGGTGTGATAGGGGTAGGTGGGTTACTGTTAGCTCGTATGCCAGTAGAAACTGTTGAAGAGAGAAACTCTTATTACAAAAATTTAACCGAGAGCCAAAAAGAGGCTGTCGACAGTGATCTACTGAAGATCGAGGATCCAAGGATGCCGATCAGTAAACCCCAAAGGCGTACCAATGTAACATTTGGTAAAGGAAACAAGTCGTAATCGGCACGGTTTGTTGAACGACCAATACTAACAACGTATTACAAAGGAGTAATATTATGGCAAATCAACAAGGCAACTTTGGATTTCGTCCAGTGCTAATGATGGGTTCTGCATATCAGGGCCAAGGTCAACAACAGATGACTATCGCTAGCAACGAAACGAATTCCATTTTTATGGGAGATCCTGTCGTGCTAAACGCAAACGGATCAATCTCTCGTGGAGCCACTGCTGGTGCTGAGATTGTTGGTGTTTTCAATGGTTGTTTCTATACAGACCCAACTTCACAAAAACCAACTTTTTCAAACCACTATCCAGGGGCTATTGTAGCGAGTGACATCGTTGCAAACGTAATCAGCGATCCAGACGTAGTGTTTGAAGTCAAATGTGACGATGCAAACGCTGGACGAGCGCAAGTCGGTTCAACTGCTAATATCGCAACTTATGCAGCAGGATCTACCAGATCAGGTATTTCAGGCGTATCAATTGACGGTAGCACATTTGCAACTAGCAACGCTTCAAACTTCGCTGTTTATGATCTTTCAACAGATCCAGACAACAGTGACTATACTGCTGCTAATGCTAACATTCTTGTTAGAATTAACCTTCATCAGTATAGAGATAGTACAGGAGTATAGACTATGGCTATATCTAGAAGTCAACTCGTTAAAGAGTTAGAACCAGGTCTAAACGCACTGTTTGGCTTGGAGTACGCAAGATATGAAAACGAACACGCAGAAATCTTTGACAACGAATCTTCAGACAGAGCGTTTGAAGAGGAAGTAATGTTATCAGGTTTCGGTTCCGCACCATCAAAAGCAGAAGGTGCTGGCATATCTTATGACACAGCGGTCGAAGCATACACTTCACGTTATACACACGAAACAATTGCATTAGGTTTTGCAATAACAGAAGAGGCAATCGAAGATAATCTTTATGATCAGCTTTCATCTCGTTACACAAAAGCTCTTGCAAGATCAATGGCAAACACAAAGCAAGTAAAAGGTGCTGATGTTCTTAACACAGCTTTTGCTGGTGCAGGTGCTGCAGGAACTAATCCTGGTGGTGATGGTGTATCATTAATCAATACACAACACCCATTAGCACAAGGTGGTCTTTTAACAAACAGATTAGCAACAGACGCTGATTTGAATGAAACATCACTTGAGCAATCTTTAATTGACATTGCTGCATTCGTGGATGAGCGTGGACTTAAAATCGCAACACAAGGTAGAAAACTTATAATTCCAAAAGAATTACAGTTTACTGCTGATAGATTAATGGCATCTGCTAACAGAACAGGCACTGCTGATAATGATATCAACGCAATCAGAAATATGGGAATGATTCCTGAAGGTTATGTAGTGAACCACTTCTTAACTGACGTGAACGCATTCTTCATTAAAACTGATGCACCTAACGGTCTAAAGCATTTCACAAGAACTGCTCTTTCCACAAACATGGAAGGCGATTTTGATACAGGTAACGTAAGATATAAAGCTAGAGAGAGATACTCATTTGGTTTCTCAGATCCTAGAGGTATTTTCGGAACTTCAGGCGCATAGTCTCTAATTAACTTAACAAGAAGGGCGTATGTCTTTGACTGCGCCCTTTTTTTATGTCAAAATATAACTTTATTAACCCTATGACCCTTCGGGGACTATTAACAAAAGGAGATAGACATGGGAACAACTACATTTTCTGGACCAGTAAAGTCCGGAACAATTAAAGATACAACAGGCATTACTATTGGCTCAGATGTTAAGAACACAGGTTTTGTTGTAATGGGACAATCAGCACTTGCTGATATTATTGGTGCTTCTCACTTAAACCAAGTGATAGCAACGATTCCTGCAAACTCACAAATCACTGATGTGATATTGAATGTAACAACAGTAAATAATGATGGCGGTGCTGCAACTATTTCAGTAGGAACAGTAGCGGATGCTGATGCTTTTATTACTACTGCAAATGTTAAAGCCTTAGGTACTACTTATGGTACTCTTGACACAGAGGCTTCCAACGTTGGCACAACTGATATTCAAGTTTTAGCTGATTTTACAGGAGCTAATGGTGATGGCACAACTGGTGCTGCAACAGTGACTGTGAAGTATTTACAAAATAATTCAGTAGCACTTGCTGGTGATATACCTGCATAAGGAGTAAGTTATGATTAACTATAGATCGGCTAAAGTAACAGCAACAGGTAATGTAGGATCAGGTCCTGCAAGACTTATTGCTATTCATGCTATCTGTGGTGCATCTGCTGGAAGCA